TATAGTCCCCCCAGACATAACGTGACGAGTTATCGTGTTTTTATAGCAAGGTATTTACAAAGACTCATATCTTCATCGTCGCTTATTTCGGCTTGCAACTTGTTATGCAGTTTCAAAATCATACCTATATAATTAGCGATAAATTGAATTCCGTTAATCCTTTCTAGTTCCATGTATATTCTACGAATTATCCCCTCATGGGTCATACCTGTCCATGAATAAAATAAATATGCATCGATCGAGAAAAGGCTCCAGAACACACAGTATCCGTTGAAGTCTTTATATTCAGGGTATTTTCTATGTTGTTCTGAGTCGTTTTCTATGCTCTGTAACCCATCAAAAGGATTTGCAGACACAAACCATTTTCCTAATCTAATAGTCAACTTTTTTAACCGCGCGTCCAGAAGGCGTGGGAGATACTCATCAAGCGTATCACCTCCATGAGGATCAATCCTGAAAAAATCTCCAATTCCTCGGTTAAAATCGCAGAAAAGTATGTTTGCATGAGCACTATCTTTAGAAGAAAGAGACAGAAATGTCACAAAAAATCGTTTTTTGCAAGTTTTGATTTTAGATTCTAAATCTTTGTGAAACACCAACTTTTTTCTTTCAGCATTCCAAACCATAGGCTGAAGCGGAAAATATATACATACTTTGTCTTTATGTCTTTGAAAAATATTATACAGACCGGCACAAATCATTTCGTCTCCTCTAAGATTTCGAAATTCTTCAAGTTTTCTAATGTTTGCTCGCTCCAGGGTTAACCAATTGGATAAAAATGTCCCTCCTCTCGATCCTTCCTCCTTCCTCTCTCGTTCCTTCCTCTCTCGTTCCTTCATCTCTCGTTCCTTCCTCTCTCGTTCTTTCATCTCTCGTTCCTTCCTCTCTCGTTCCTTCATCTCTCGTTCCTTCCTCTCTCGTTCTTTCATCTCTCGTTCCTTCATCTCGCGGTCCTTCCTATCTCGTTCCTTCCTCTCGCGGTCTCTATATTTTCTTTCTTCAGTAATATTTTGGCGTCGTCGCATTTCTCTTCGACCTGCTGCCCCATTTTCCTTTACGCATCGCCCACTCTCACTGTTACACACAGCGCCTTGATCACACCTTTTGGAGTTACATTTCTGATTTGGTTTGAAAAGTATAAACCTACCAATTCTTCCATTTTTTAATACACATCTATTGGTGAGTACATTTAATACCTTGTCTTCGGGACATTTTCTATCATTCATAGTTTTTTGTTTATAAAGAATAGCAAAAAGTTTTTTTAGCAATCGATGAGCAGATCATAGAAATATTGACACAATTCAACATTTGACATTTGACATTTGACATTTGACATTTGACATTTGACATTTTTATTTGGGTGGTTGGATATTTATAACAGTAGATTCAGAGTCGTCATTTTTGATTGTAACGCTTTTGGAGTCGATTTCAGTTACCTTGATGTTTAGACTCTCTTCCTTCTTCATGACTTCTTCCAAAACTTCGTTGCGTTTTCTGGCATCCACTATGTTTTGCAGGTGCTCGTCAGCGTACGATATTTTTCCGATTTTGCTCATATCGATATGTTCCGGGAACAACCACGAATACATCTGTACTATATCAAACACTGCGTCTTCTACGTGACGGTTGGCGGTAAACTTGGCATAGTTTATACACTCTGCTTCGGAAGACACAAATAAAATGGCAACCAGCGGTTCTGGTAAATTGCAATCAATGGTCGATTCGCGGATGTCTAGCAATGTTGTTACGACCGCAAATTCCTGTCCGTGAATAGTTTGACTTCCCCGTATCACCGCGTCTATCTGCGTAGTTGCCGTCACGGATCCCTCGGCGGGTCTTTTCTTCATCTTTTGCGCCATGACAGATCTTCCCCCAACTCCTGTTTTTTGCTCTGCTATGTTCTTGGCGTGCTCTTCTTTTGTGGTGGCTGCGTTCTTATTGTGAAGATTGACTAGTTCGTCCTTTAGGCTATTGATATAGCCTGGATCGATCTGTTTTTCCGCACTGGTGCAAATCGGAAACACCTGGCACATCGGAACAACAAAAAAACTTTCCATCGATTTGTCAGGATACGCTGTTTCTTGATGCCTTTTCGCTTCTTCGGCAGTTCGGAAGGCCCCGAGTATCCTGTATCCAGGATACTTGCTTTGCGGTTTTTGCCGAACATGGCACAGGTTTACCAACGCAAATGACTGGGATTCGGATCTAAAAGGATGGGGCGTCACTCCGTCCGGGACCTTGTATTGCTCGCGACTAACTCGTACGTTTCTTGTCTTCATGTCGATGGGCGCGGCCCCTTGCACAGACAAAACCTCTTTGCCTTCCATGGGAGCCGATGAATCCATGATGCTTTCTTTTCTTTTTGGGGGCTCTTTGTTTTTTTTTCACATCCATGTTCCGAAACGCATACTCTCTCCCCCCTAGGGTCTGGCAGACACCATACCATAACTTCCGTAAGAGCTTGCCGAAAGAGGATCATTGGTGGTGCGAGCGTATTTACTCGCCGAATGACAGCCCGAAACGAGCCGAGTAGAAACGTTCTCTCCAATTCCTGCCAAGCCATGGTACCCCGAACTCCATTCGGTCGGCTTGGTGAGGTAATACATACTGATATCTTTTTCTCCAACATTCTGAGCATTGCTCTGGAAACTACGGGTAGAGAACGCAGTCATGTCGGATCCTTTGTTCCATTTGTCTGTGTTTGCAAATACCACGTGCTGTGATAGAGTGTCGGGCGAGTTAAAATCGGACTCTGTCGGCGGGCACCCAGACGACTTGTACGATCTTTGGATCAGCACGGGATCGCCAATACCATTTGCTCCGCCAACCGGTCGCCTTGTCGGAACGGATCGGTCACAAACCTGGTTGGCACCGGCTCCGCTACCAACACACGTGCTTCCTGCTCTTATTTGTGAGTTGGGATTTGTGACGTAACCATAATAACCCATATTTTCTGGGTAATTGTTCATTGTTTCTTTGTTTTGAGCATCTGATCTGCTACAAGACATATTTTTTCTTTTATATATTACATATTTTTTTATTTCCAACATGGACGCCAACTATCCTTACAAGATAAACACAAAGCCCGAGCAAAACTGGGTGAAAAAGCTTCTCAAGTATGCGTACGGTGTCGGGGGGTTTGTCACCAAACACCCGGGGGCGCAACCGGTCTCGTTGCTCCGGAAGCATTTTCCTGAACTGAAGACTGAATCTTACATGATTGCCGAAAAGTCGGATGGTGTGCGATATTTATTGTGCATGGGAAAATTCGGAGCCGAGTATTACGCGACACTCGTCGACAGATCCATGGAAATGTATCAAGTTCAGCTACGCGCGCCAGAATCATACTTTCAGGGAACTGTGTTGGATGGAGAGTTGGTCGACATGGGTTCTCATTTTGTGTTTGCAGTGTTTGATATGATATGCCTCGGAGGACAAAGAATGAAGAATCAAGATTTTGTTGCCCGATACACCAAGTGTCACGAGCTCCAAATCAAATTCTTACCGGACGAACTACACCGCCCATTCTCGATTCGCTACAAGCCATTTTACAAATGGTCCTACTTTGGGAGTCTTGTTCGTACAAAGCCAGACCTACCCACTGATGGATACATATTTATGCCGGTTTCTCCAGACCCGATTCCATTCACCCAACACAATTTGTTCAAATGGAAACCCATTCCCACGGTGGATCTCTACGTTGGCGCAGATGGCTTGCAATGGAGCGGGCCCGCAAAGCGTCTCGAACTCATTAAACTGGAAGAAACCACCCACCGAATCGTGTCGGCAGAAGCAGTTCAGCCTTCGGAGAGATCTATTGTAGAAATGACAGTAGTTTGGTCGGACAATGTGTGTTTGTTTAATTTTTTACGGATGCGATCGGACAAGACTGTACCCAATTCTAAACAAACCGTATTGTCTGTTATTCAGGCAAGCAAGGAACAGATTACTTTACAAGAATTAATAAATCTCAGTTAATTTCTTGTTTCGATGGAAATATACAAGCTACATACTGTATGGAACGTCTACAAAGACACGGCGTTTGTGGACATGAAGAAAATTAAATCATTTGGAGATGTCAAGTCCTTCTGGGAAGTCTACACCGAGCTTGATGAGGATCCAAGCGAGTGCAATTATCGTTATTTTAAATGCAACGTACAACCGACCTACGAAGATCCTTCCAACCAAAAAGGCGGGCAATGGATACTCAACATACCCTCTGAAGGATTGCGCGACGCCTTCGTGCAAGTTCTTATGCTGGCGGTTGGAAATAACTCGACTTCCTGCGACGACATTAATGGAATCGTGCTTGTCAACAAGAAAGATAAAAGCAGAATCGAGGTGTGGTGTAAAAATGATTCCGAGCGTATCAAGACCGATCTTGCCAAGTTGGTTCCTGGCCACTCCTTTTTATTCCGTTCAAACATCAAGATATGTCGCAATGGCGCGAATTGCTCGTTTCAAAAAAGTGGAAGGTGCAAGTATCATCATTTCTAGCATGTGGTTGCCCCGCCAATCTGAATATTTTTTTATTACAAAAAAAAAATACAATGGATCGCAAGCAGCTGCAGCAGATAAGACATATGTGGACAAACTCGAGCCCACAAAACCCGTTTCTGTTTACCCAACAACTAAAGAATTCGAATAAAAACGTGGAACAGTTTTGTACTACTTGTGTGTTGCTTAAAAGAGTTAAGAAAACAAAGGAAAAAGTGTCTAGTGATTTTCTCTAATAACAAAAAACAGAGAATATGGAGAAACCCAAAAAGAAAAAACGTATTACAGCGACAAAGGCTGCGGTTGCAACCGTGGCATTGGCAACCATTTTTGCTATATACGCTGGTGAGAAATACTATGATAAAAAAAAGAGGCCCGCAACGCAGGTATTATTCCCCGTTTCAAGAGCCCAGAATCAGCAAGTACTTCCCAATTCAATGGATATAGACAGACGAAAAATTACAAGAACACAAGGTTTACAAAATCAGCAAGTCGTATGGGATCCAAGTTCTCAATTGGACTTTTACATTGGATTGTTAAATATATTAGTACGTCATGAAAAAGATGTGTGCATGCTGAACCCAACTTGTTTTAACATGTGGTTTAATCACAAAAATAAGAACAACATCCAAAAAAATATCAAGTATTGGCCAGCAACGTTATTTTGGATATGTGACACAGATAAATTACACGTACCAGACGATTTCGGAAAACAGCTTGCAGAGTGTAAAGAGAAAAAAAAGAAAGCATTTATCATACCCTTGCTTATCAAGTCATGTACTGTCGTTAATACCGAAGAAAGAGGTCACACAAATGCGATTGTTATGACGATTGATAAGAACGTAGCAGAAAGATTCGAACCGCACGGGTTTAAATTGGATTCAAAGGACTTTTATGACGAAAAAATTATGGATAACCGTCTTGCGGCAGCTTTCTTTCAACATGGGTTTACGTATTTAAACCCGCAGAAAATATGCCCGGTAGTCTACGGGTTTCAGCTGCTTCAACAAGATAGGATTGGTTATTGCAGTGTTTGGTCGATGTTTTACTTTGACTTGAGATTGACATTTCCAGGCATTGATCCAGAAAGAGTAGTCACGCTGGCCATGAACATAATACAGATGAAAACATCAACAAACATAAATGCATATGCCAACTTTATTGAAAATTACGCCAAGCTTCTAACCAACACAAAAAACAAGATACTTGAAAAATGCGGCAATTCTAAAGAAAAGGCGCTCAAGTTTGTTTCAGAAAGTTTTACAAACATGAAAGATATAAAGAAAATTATAAATGATATCGATGGAGGAGGAGGGAATCTGAAAAAATGTTTTGAGTCAGAATTTAATGCTATATTACAAAAATAAACGTTTGATAGAGTAAATGTCAAATATTCAAAGCATTTTACAGCTATTAGGGTCTGTATTTTTATGGTTTTTTGTATGGAACGTACTTGACCGTTTATTATTTCCCAATAATTTTTGGTTGCAAAGTTTAGTAAGTTTACTAATGTCTATAATTTTGATTGGATGTTCTCGGATTCCTGACAACAAGAAAAAACTTTAATGCTCAAGATTCTGAAGAGCTTGTCTAAATCCGTGGGGATCAGTCGCAAGATAAGCTAGTAGCCGCGTAAATCCCACAAGGTACTTGGCGCCTTTGCATCTAGTTGAGGCAATGCTCTGTACAACACATAAGAAATTGAATGCACCCTCGCATGCTTGATATGCGCGGCCAGAGGTGGGCACGTCCCGTAGCATAGTGGAGTGGATCAAAAACTTTGATAGATGTTTGACATACTTGTCGCGAAACGCGGAGCTTGCAGAAACTTGCTTGAAAAATAGACTTGCATTGTAAAAATTTGTCGCGCCAATGCGGTACCTCTCTACAAAAGCTAGATGTTCGCTGATACAGTCCATCATGGTCTGCACATTTGGTTGACCGAGCATGCAGGATTGTGCTTTTTTGATTTCGGTTGCAGTGGTCTTGGTTTCGGAAAATGTCCATGGATCCTGTTCCTTTATTGTGCAAGCCAGTTCGGCGCACTTTTTCTGACATTCGGTGATTGTTTTTATCAAATCAAGCCGAGCCGGTTCTGGCTCCGCACATGCCTTTTTCTTGGGCCGAGTCGGTTTTGGCTCCGCGCAGGACTTTTTTCCACGGGGTCTTTTTCCGAGAATCTCTGACCTGAGCGCAGGATGGTCTGTAGCTGCGTTTACAACTTCCCACATATCGAGGACAATCTGAGCTTGTCTGAAGAGCTCGTCCTTTTCCGCGGATTGCTCGGATTGCATAGACTCTTTATTGAGCATGGAGGTAAGGATGGCGATGTTCTTGGCAGAGTCTGGTAAGATTCCGCGAGCGCTTCTAATGGGACGGTGCCGCGGAGGATTATACGATGCAAGGATCTGTGCGTACAAAGGACCTGCGGCAGTGGATTTGGTCCTCCAGTGATTGGCAAGCATCGTGAGAATGTGCGTTGCCACATCGATGTGGCGTAAGGGTTCTGTTGGGGAATCCTGTCGTTTTCCAAATAAATAAAGTGCGCAATGCCGGAGGGGAGAGTATTGGCCGATCGGGATGCCGGCGTCTGCGTATCCATGGCTGCACCAGATTTCCATGAGATGCTCAAACTCTTGATGGAGCTTGCTCACAAAATCTTGGGAATTATTGGGAAGGTTGGCTGCGGTCAGTCTTTTCGCCATGTCTTGACAAAATGGCGTTTAATCCCTCGTCAATAGTCACTTTTTGACGAAATCCGAGCGCCTTTAATTTTTCATCTGAAATAAGGTATCGCATATCGTTGAAGGGTCGGTCGGGGACAAATAAAACATGTTCTAGCCAGTTTTCCGTATTCTTAATTTTCTCTACAAGACGTTTGCTCATTTCCAGCACTGATATTTCGCACTGAGATGCAATGTTGTATATTTCTCCGACCGCGCCGTGAAGGATGATTGTCTCGAATGCGGAAATCATGTCGGTAATATACAGAAAGCTTCTTCTGGCGCTTCCGTCGCCGTGTATGGTTATTTTTTGACCCTCCAGCAACTGATCTATGAATTTCGGAATCATCTTGTGCTTGTGGTTGACACCATACACATTGTTGGGCCGCACTATAATGAGACGTAGGTGGTACGATTGGTAATAGGCCATTGCACACATTTCTCCGGCGGCTTTAGAGCTACTGTAGGGGTTGCTTGGGCGGAGAAGCGATAGTTCGGAATTTTTAGTATCTCCAATAGAATGAGAGTAGACTTCGTCGGTACTTACGTGAACAAACAAAGGGTCCAGGCCTGATTCTTTGACTGCATGCAGAAAGGTCGCCGTTCCGACAACATTGTCGTCAATATAAGACAATGGCTCCATGTAGGACTCGTCGACGTTTGACTTTGCGGCTGCGTGAACAATGATTGTGGGACGATGTTCTGCCAACACTCGCGCGAGAAGAGCTGCGTCTTGAAGTTTTCCGTGTACAAACGTATAATTTGGAGATTCCTTCACATGCCGTTCGATGTTTTCCGGAAGACTTGCTGGATACAATGCATCGAGGTTTATAAATTTCCAATTTGGATATTTGCGTACCATGATATTTAAAAATGAACCAAATATATATCCACATCCTCCTGTGCATAAGAGCACTTGTTTATCGGGATCTCCTTGCATTTTTTTTTATTTCAATCAAGAAGAAAAAATTATCGGGCTACCGTATCCAGACTACAAACATGTCGGGGCTGTACTCCAAGCCCCGGCCACCGCTCTCAGCATGGAAGCGGCGAAACCCATTAAAGTAAAATATTTCATCGACGGTTTCTTTTTGACATGGATCTGTAAATTCGTTTTTGATAATTATCATTTGTATTAGATCCAACATTCCATGAGAATTCCTAAGACTCTCCAAAAACCCCGCACAACATTCTACGACCAGAGTGTCAAACACAATGCCGTATTTGGACTCAAGTTCCTGAAACCCGATTTGTCGGACTGGGGCGCACAGCGCCGCTTCTTCTGTCCTGAATGTTTTCTGATTAAGCTCGCGGGTGACAGCCAAACGGTCGAATGCAAATGCGTTTGGTTCCAATACAACCAAGTTGTGATCGTCTGACAAAACTGCGGAAATCACTAAACTTGTAATGCCCGATCCTCCTCCGCCAACCTCCAAGACCCGAGCCTCCTTCCGAACAAACGTCAGCACCAATAAAAGCATTTGGTGCTCCCGACTCCCTTCCCAGACCTGGCAACTTGAAATTAATTGCTGTAATTCTCTTTTAAGATCCATGCGTTCTGGAATCGATTCTATGTTGATTGTCGGATCGAAATGAATCGTTTCCTGAGAGTTAAAAATTCTTTTTACAATTTCTTCTTCAGGAGTTTCTTCTATTTCTTTTTCAGAGATCTGTATGTATTTAGCATAATGAGGCATCGGGTCGGAAAACATTTCCGATCGACGCTGCTCACTCGGCGGAATATATAATTTTCCGTCCAAAACACACGTTTTCAATGCGATATCAGTAACATCTAATTGTTTGTATTCCATTCCATATAAAATTCGCATGATTTTTTTTTAATTATAATCTCCGATTTCTTAGTCTGCGCCTTCGTTCCAACAACACAGCTAAATTAAATCTGAAAGGCGTTCGCAGTCGCCGATAACGTTTTTTGGATCTGGAAATACCTCCGCCGCCAATTCCCCACAACAACCGAGGAGTAGTTATTCGTCTGGGTCTTCTACGCTTTGGTGCAATCTTAAATACTGGACTCAGATCAGGAGTGTACGTTTTGTTGGGGGAATATGTTTTGGTGGAAAGTTCGTCATCGTGAACGTCATTGTGGTCATGGCGGGCAAAGAATTCTTCATTCCGGTCATTGTTGTTGGCGCTGCTGTTACCGTCGGGACGCTTCATTTTGACATTCTGAAACCACTCCAGACTCTGAAGAACGTAATGATTGAGCTGCAGAGCTGCGTGTTCTATCAGATGCGGCGTCACTATTGTTAGAGGATGTTGTGGTACGTCTTTTCCATCGCAACTGATGTTTCTCCCGGTGGTGGGATGCGAATGCAGATCCAATGAAATAAGGCGCGTGCAATTTACAATGCCTTTGGTTTCCATTGGATTACGTCGCTCATTATTCCACCGAAGTAGAAAGTTGGGCACAATAAGATCTGGTTGTTTTATGAGTCCAGAAGAACCATAAAAACTAAAAGGAGTCACGACTTGGCCAATGTCTGAAGTCAGTGTTCGGACATAATCTCTTATTGTGATTCCGCGTTTTCCATAAAGGAATTCGTCGAAATCGACCACGGCTAGCCATCTTACCCGACTCTTCTGGGGAATAAAATAACGATTGAATAATTTGGTCATTGCGCTCGGTTCAGAGTCCGCAAACAGAGTAATATATTGATTGTACGGAGCCAGTTTTTCTCTAGAATTATCGGTCGATCCATTGTCGATTAAAAAGAAATGTTGCACTCCTTCACGAAGATAATGATTAATCCATTCGTCAATTACAAGCGCCTCGTTCTTAAAAATGGCAAGTATGGCAAGCTCAAACATTTTTTCTTAGCTCATAGAAAAAAAAAGGAAATGCAGCAATGCAAACAAGTCTGGACTCCTTACGGGAATAACATTGTTTGCTCCCAACCCCTACCCCAGCCGCCCGGAATGTTTACCCCAAAAGGGCTTTTCCCGTGGAATTATAGAGAAACTCGGAATAATTATTTTACCAGGGGATTTAACAACCCTGATAATTAAAGAAACCCTCGGAATTCTCCCACAGGGGATTTAACAACCCTGATAATTAAAGAAACCCTAGGAATTCTCCACAGGGGATTTAACAACCCTGATAATTAAAGAGAGCCTCGGAATAATTACTTGACTAGATAACTGAAAGAGAAACTCTGAATAGTTCGCAAACAGCACAGATAACTGAAGAAGAAACTTGGAATAATTATTTGGCGCCAACAACCAGAATGGTACAAGGTGTGTTCTATTAATGTAAAAATAATAAAAAATCGGAGCGATAATATTTAAAGAAATGTTTTTCAAAAACATCGATTCAATTCCAGTTCTTTTGGTGGAAGCAAGTATCCACTCTAGAATGAAGTTATCACACATACAAGATTACATTTCTAAATTAAGGTATTCAGAGTTTCGCATTATATTTTGGGCGGCTCCTTCTAATCTTAGCGAAAAGTTCAAAAATGGAGTTTGGGTTGTTCAACAAACGGTGGACACAGAATGTTTGGAATTTTTCTTTTCTTCTGCTTTTGACGCAGTGCGTCCGGAGATCGGGGTCATGCCCCATGTGGGGCTCGGTAGCATTCCGAAAGAATGGCTGCCAGCCCCTATATATTTGCTGACAACCGGCCGCAACGACGATTCCGCCGAGCTACAATCGACATTACCGGAATTCATGGATAATCTGCACGTTGTGTTTTTTCCACACAAGAAAAAAGTTGATAGTATGATGAATTGTATTGATTCTTGTAACGACA